ATCCGAGCGAGTATAATTATCAAAATGCAGAAGGTTATGTATGGGCGTTAGATGATGTCCTTTCCTTCCTCTCCACCCTTAAATCGGAAAAGCCGATAGAACAAGATGGACTGGAGGAGGAAATCGAATCTTATTGGAAAGAAAATGGCCCTATGTCACATGCAGAGTATGACCGTCTTGCTAAATGCGCCAACCACTTCGCCCAATGGGGTGCTGAACACTTAAAGAAATAGAGTTATGACAACACAAGAAGCAAAAGCTCTCATTGGACTGTGTGTACATGAAGGTCTAAAACAGGGCGTTTTAAAGGGTAGAGGTGAGTTTGAAGAGCTCCTTGATTATCTTGACAAATATTTTATTGACACAGATAAGAGAGCAAGTGGCAGTTCGGAAATTCCGAAAGACCTTGAAGAAGCGGCGAGGAAAACTTATCCGAACAAGGAGGGGGATTTGTGTTCACTACACTCAGTACTTCAACGAGCGGCTTTCATCACCGGAGCGAAATGGGATAGAGAGCAGATGATGAAGGAGGCGGTGGAAATGGAGGTTGGCATGTTCGGTAAACACTTACCGATGCTTATTGTTACAGAACCTATGGAAATGAAAGACTTTCCAGCAAAGCACGGTCAAACTGTTCGCGTGATTGTTTTACAAAAATAGGACTGAAAATGGAAACCGTAAAGTATATTCTTGATTTCTTTTTTGGGCCTGGAAATTTCTGGCATTTCTTAGGATTGTGTGTTGTGTGCCTTTGCCTTTGCCCGAAAAACTCAATAGAAACTATTATTCAGCGAATAAGAAAGGAGGACGGCCATGAGTAAGCGAGCAGAGAAACTATTAGGATGTGGAATTGAGTTCCCACACTTCGGAGCCAGTTATCCCGATGCGAAATGTATTGATGGATATCTGTGGGACTTGGATTCTTGTGATTGTGACGGTAATCTAACTAATGGTGGTGAAGACCCGTGCCCTTTCTGTAATACAGAAAAATGGCTCAAGGAGGCTCTTGATGATGAGGCTTTCGCAAGCCGTGAAGATGCTCTTGCTTGGGTCGATAAAATGAGGAAGAGATATGAGTAAAAGAGCAGAGCAAAAAGCACTGGAAGCATATCCGGCAGAGCGTGGACATCTGCACGATAGACCATTCCAAAGAGACGGTTTTGTCAAAGGTTACGAGCAGGCCGAGAAAAACATCATCGCCATTGTAAAGCAATACCTCGAAAAGGGCGAAAGGTGTATGGAGCAGGAAGGAGAATCACAAATCTATGCATTTTGGGACGGCTTTCATAATTGCGCTGAGAACATTTTAAGAGAATTAAAAGAAAAATGAGCACTATTGACTTTAGACAACATCTCAAAGAGCAGGAACTGGAGCATTGTTGTATCTGCGGAAAACCGCTGATTCCGGGCAAGGATGAGATTCTCATTGACGAGAACGATGATGTGTGGTGTTACGAATGCAATGAGGAGTTCGCCCGACGAATTGAAGCAGTTTATAATGAGATGAAAAAGGAGAAGAAGAAATGACAAAGGAAGAAGTAGAGCAGGCGTTCAATGGTCTCTCTCCATACTACGCCTATAAGCAAGGAATCCAAGACGGAGCGGCCTATAATGAAGAATCTTTCCGCAGAGAGGCGGCGAAGGATATACTCGCTGGAATGTTGTCGAATCCGGAAAAGATAAGCATTCGAGGCGAGCGACTTGCAACGATTGACGGGTTTGTCAACGCGGCCATCGAGATTACCGACGAACTAATCAAACAACTCAAAGAGAAATGAGCTGGTATTGGATTGTTTTAATAGTAGTTGTCTCCATCTACATCTACTTATCATTTGCGATTGCGACAACAGCACTTCTGAGCAATCTTAACGATGATATAGGCTGGGTAGGTGACGCTATATTGGGGCTTCTTTGGCCGATTACGTTCCTGCTAATGTGGATATTGTTTTGTGCAATTAAATTAAACGAGAAAGATGAGTGACGAACAAGCAAAAACCAAAGTCTGCAAGTGCTGCGGACAAGAGCTACCGGTGGAGTATTTCTGCAAGAACCGCGCAACAAAGGACGGATTGCAAATCTATTGCAAAGATTGTCAGAAGAAAAAGATTGCGGAGTCAAGAATAAGAAGAAAGGAAAGGACGCTTCTCGACCAGGCCAAATCTTTAGAAAGCGAAGACTGCGATCAGAGAAAGTTGACTTGGGACAAGAAAGCAGAAGCCAAGGAACTACTTAAAACCATTCCAGACTCGGAAATTCTAACTGAAATCCGGCGGCGTGGTTACATTGGAACGATTTACAAAAAAATTGAAGTTGTTTTATGAGTAACATGGACAGAAAGACCGCGCTGGAAATACTACGCACCTTCCGAGACCCTGACGGGCCATACTTCACGGAGGATGCAATAAACCAAGCAATCGACGTGGCGATCCACGAACTTGAACGGCTCTGCCAAGAACCGCCGGAAAAAGAGTTTTACGGAGGATAGGGAATGAACATAGTTATAGCATTACTAATAATAATCATATGGCCTGCATCTTTCCTTTTCGTCGAAGGGTTCATCGAAGATGAAATGAAAAAGAAGAACATCCCAATCAGAATAGAAGACACGTTGCTTCAAGGAAAAGTGCAGATGTTTATTCTTTCCCCATTGTTCGCCTTGTGGATACTTTGGGTCGAGTTGAAATTTGCGCTCATCAGTCTCTTTGTCTGCCTCCCGCACCTTGGAAAGAAAAACGATTTGAGCAAGGAGGATCTGGAGCGCATGGCCGATGAATACTTAAAAGAAAAAGAAGATGAGCGATAAGAAACACACACCTCTTGAGTGGTCTGTCAATGTACTGCACCTGATGCTCCAGGCAACAATGGTACTCATGGAGGATATTGATATGCAACTCCGTGTGCAAGGAAACGCCTTCCACCGGGAGAAGAAAATGTATATCAAGAACTACGCAAGGTGCATTGAGCAAGCCCGTGGGTATATGGAGAAGTTCGGCCTTGACACCTCTTGTTGGGAGGCGGTCGGTGAGGACAGCAAGGCTTACACCAATGTGATCGCCGATGCAAACGAACTCATCCGGGTAATCCTTCTCTATGTAGACCGCGCCCATTGTGAGAACGGCTACTACGACATCATGCGCTCACTCAGACAACTTCCGGAGAACGGCTTATTCCCGGAGTCCTACATCGCCCGGTTCAACTTCAAGCACGAGTGGATATACGGGAAAGGCGACCGGGTACATACCACCAACCACGGGGACGGGACTCTTGACGCAAAGGTAAACGGTTCGTGGATTGTCAATCTTGACAACGGGAATCAAGTTGTGTTAAACGAATCAATGTTCAAATTGCTATGAGATGAATAACGCTAAAATCCTAAAAAAGATTATATCTGGTCCTAACTATTTATCTAATAGAATGGAAGAAATGGACAGCAACTGCTCGTTCTACATTGACCAGATGGAACATGCCAAGAATGCGCTTCTACGGAAAGCGTATTGCAAAATGGCGGCAATCTATTTCAAACGATACGAATACTACTTCAAAAAACAAACTGGACATGGACTACGGGAAAGTATTTAAGGAAATCAGGAAGGCTATCAATACAAGCCGGCCTCAGATGGCCAAGGATCTCGGAATCACCGCTTCGGCTCTTTGGAAAATCGAAAATGGTAAAGCTTCTCCGAAGAAGGATACCGTTTCGAAGTTCTGCAGGCTGACCGGTATTTCTCTTGCCTACTTCTATATCAGTTCGCTTGAGAAGGAAGACTTTCTTATTTAAAAGAAGGGCGCCAGGAACCGCAAAACCTGACGCCCTTTACCGACTTCAATCGCGCCGGTTACAGTGCGGGCACGAAAGCTCGCACACTATGTCGCTTACTTCTCTTGATATTTCTCCGCCGAGATATGCAAATGGCTCACCAAAAGGATCCATCCCGTCCTCGATAGCGATATGCTGGCAGATGTGGATTATTTCATGGACGACGCTGTTCAGGACTTCCGGTCCATTCTCGGCGATTCCCGTCGCAAATACGGTACGCCTAAGCGAGGGCTCCGAGTAAGTGAAGCCCTCGTTCAAGCGACCGGCTTTGACATTCCGTTCCACTTTGGAAATGATAGAATTCGGAGCGTCGGCCCAGACAAGGGCGTCGTGGATCCGCTCCATATCGTACTGATCGAAAGAGAACAGGAACAGGATTGTCCAGTATCGGATATGAACCTTTCGGATGAGCATTACATGAGGTCTTCCCAAATCAAAGGGATGTCCAGCGCAAGAGTCTTTGCGTAGAGCTCATCGAAGGCCCTCGTTTTCGACCCGTCACGATCATCCACATAGTCCATGACAAACTTGGCCAGGTGAGCCTCGTCCGTGATGGATGAGCCCATGTAGTCGGCCATTCCCATCGCCCAGACATAAGGGACATCGTAAGCCTTGTCGTTTTTGACCGTAACGCCGTTCGCTTTCAGTTTCTCCAGGATGGCATCTTTTTCCATCGTCTTGACCTTTCCGCCGTCCCTGGTCTCCATCATGCCGACAGCAAGCTCATAGAGCGGCTTGCTGATGTGCCGGCCATAATAAGACATGTATTCTCTCATGCCGCGAGGAACCACCTCGTAAGCGTCGATTCTTTCTGCCATAGATTTTTCATTAAAAGGGGCGAGTCTCCCCGCCCCGTTGTTTTACATAAAGCGTCCCCTGGAGTCGCGGCGCCGGCGCATGCCGTACATCTCGTCCATGTCGTCCCAGTCTTCGTGGTCGCGCCGGCCATAGCCGCCACGCATCCCGTAACCGCCGCGCATGCCGTACCGGCGTTCACCGTACTGGTCCTTCATCTCCTCGGCGAGCTCACGCATGCACTCGAGTCCTTCTTCGACCATCTGAGCGGCCTCCTCGAACTCCATGGCGTCGGACTTGCGACCGTAGTTGCCTCCTCTGAGGCTATAAACTGCGTATCCCATTTTTCTTATTCCTCCTTTGGTTTCTTGCCCAGCGACTTAGAGAGCATTCCCGTGAGGGCCGCAATCTGCTCGCTCATCCCAGATAACTGCTCCTTGAGAGTGGCTATCTCTGCCGCCTGTTCCTGCTCCTTTCGAAGCTGAGGATTCAGGTCAAAGAGAAGCTTGTCGCAGGATGCAATCACATTCTTATGCGTTTCTACTTGCTGGAGCGCCGTAACGCTCGCGCTTTTGATTGCATTAACCTCGTTGATGATACCGTCTCGCGTCTCGCTGATAAGCACGCCCCTGTCGGGGAATTCTGCTATCGAAGAGTTGAGAGGGATCCTCTCGTAGTTTTCGATTTTCCCGTCGACCTCGATGGCCATATTGACTGCGAAGTTGTTACCAGGGACCAGCGGCTGCTGCTGGTATCCGATGTTAGGATATTGGTTGCTCACTTGAGAAACCTTTGCGACCGCAAATCGCGGTTCGTTCTTATACAGAACATAGACGGGCGTTCCGGGCCTAAGTGCACTGAGCATGGTTGTGAAAATTTGATTGTTAGATTGTCGTGTTGAGAAGCTGGAGGGTGTCGGCAAGTCTGTCATAGTACAGAAGATAGACACCAGGTCCAGGGATGTCGGCCACCGTCCAGTTAGCCCCGCCGGCGAGCGTTACATTGCTCGTAGTACCGGCCATAGAGAACCGAATCGGAAGCGTTGTAGTAGTTCCTTCGGGAATCTCCTCGGAAAGATACACGAGGATAAGCCCACGGAACGGCCTGCGGTCCCAGTCAGGGTTGAACTTGAAGTCAACCGAGGTTTCGGACACCGTAACGGAACGCGACTGGATTGTCGGGATTCCGTTGATATTCACATACTGAAAGGGCCATCTTGCCATATTCAAATCTTTTTAGTAAATTTGCAATAGGGAATAGGTAGGAGTCATGACCTACTGACAAGGAGTTTTCCAAGTTCTCTTTTCCCTTTCTATTACCAACTTGGCTCACATAAAAACTGGATTATATGACTAATCAAGAATTCATTGAGTCTATCAGGCTCGAGGGGGAAGAGTGGAGAGATGTCGTCGGGAGGGAAGGGTCTTATATCGTGTCCAACCTCTCACGGATAGCGACCATACGCACTCATTTTGAATATGAGCGAAACGGTAAAATCTTCCAAAAGAGGATGAGGCGACATATTTGTAGCACATCAACCGCGCCAAGTACGCCATACGAAAGGATAACTTTCATAGAATGCGGTAAAAAATCTACAGAGCTTGTGCATGTTGTTGTTGCTCGCGCTTTTGTAGCAAACCCTCATGGCTACCCATGCGTCGATCATATAGATGACGATCCGACCAACAACAAGGCCATCAATCTGCAATGGTGCACCCCAAAAATGAACAACTCAAAAGAGCACCATAGGGAAGCAACACGAAAGGCGAAGAGAGGGAAGCCCGCACCGAATCGAGTTAAAGTTGTTCAACTTGATGGAGATTCTGTTGTCCGCATATTGTCTTCGATGTCGGAAATGGAATCTAATGGATTCAATCATTCCGCGATACACAAAGTGTGTAATAACAAACTATCACAGTACAAAGGCTATCGCTGGATGTACCTCTCTGACTATGAAACCCTTGTCAGTATGTCAAAGAACTCTTCTAAACCCGGGAACGATTAGCCCCAGTAGGAACCTCCAGGGAAGCCGTATCCGAAGCCGTTGAAACCGTTACCGAATCCGCCGTAGAACCCGCCGATGTTCGGAGTCGTTGAGAATGCGACAAGATTGGGGTAATTTACCGTGGCCGTCGAAGGCAGCTTGCACTTGATGTCGTTGACCTCTTGTGCGATAGGCGCGAGCATCGCAGCGAACGCATTCGTCTGGCGAGCGTTGTCGGCCTCGTTACGCAGCTGGGTGATAATATCACCCTGGCGAGTGATGGTCTGCTGCATCTCACGCTTTTCAGCGGCGCAGAACTGATCGATCATAGAGGCCTTGAGGTCGGCAATAGCACCGCTCAGAGTTTCGGTCTGTCGGAGCGTTGCGAGTTGGTTCTCGTAGCCCTGAGAAGTTACGAGCTGCTTCATCTCGCAGCAGCACTGACACAGCTGGCTCGCGAGGCTGGCGTCTCCGGCCTGGATCGCGTTGATGATCTGCTGGGCGGAGAGCCCGGTCTGACCCGTCAGAGCGGTAAGGCCATTCTGCAGGGTAGAGAGGTTGGTCTTCACGGTGTTGACATCGCTGTTGAGCGTGGTCGCCAGGAGTCGGACATCCGCGTCCGTACCGTCGATTGCACGGAGAATGGTGTCGGTGTTACCGATAGCCGTAGCCTGGGCACCGAGAGAAGCCGCAGCAGCACCGCCACCGTTACCCCAGCTGTTCATACCCCAGTTACCAAAGCCGATGCCGTTCCAGATGAGACCGCCGAGGAGACCACCCAGGATACCAGCACCAAAACCGGAACCGGATCCGCCGAAGAGACCGCCGTTGTTGTAAGCATACGGAGGATAGTTGTTGTAGCCAAGGCCGTTCAGAGCCAAGACTGCAGGAATGTTGCCCCAACCGCCATTGTTCTGGCCGTCAGGCATGATGATTGTTTTTTCGTCAGCCATTTTGACTAAGTTTTAAGGTTAGAAATCATGCGTGATAGAAAGTTCTACCACGACACAAAGTTGACGAAAAAGCGGCCCTCAATGAAGGTCGCTTCAAAATAGAGATATGTCGCAGATTACAAAACCGTTACTTGTAGCAAATTATTTCTTCCTCCATCTGTCCGGAATGATTTTCACAAACTTATGGAACGGATATAGCAGAACTCGCTTCGGTTTTGCGATAAGTTTCCTTGCAATAGACGCTCTTACATTAGATTCAGAGACGCCATAGAACTTGGCAAAGTCGGAAATCGTTCCGTGAATTTCCATATTGTTTTCGAGCGCCTTGATCGCGCCATTCATTTCGTCCATAGTACAAAGATTGTTATCGACCTTGTACTTGTAGAATCCGAGAATTTCGGAGAGAAGTTTATTTGCGTCCATTTGAGAAGAAAACTTTATAAGCCGAGATTAATAGCAGAATCGTCATCACCAATGTTAACGAATCCGTAACGAGAGATTCAATCTCGGATAGCTCTATTATGTAATAGTCTATAAAAGAAACTATCTGCGGAAATAAAGGAAGGACACAAGCCATACGATGCCAGCGGCATAAATGAAGAATCTTTGAGTAAATAAGATGAGCCGCTATGACAAGAGGAGAAATATAGAATAGCGTATCGCAGAGTGCTTGTGCGGATTCACTCAACCAAGAGTATGCAGCAAAGTCTATAATGTATAACGCAGTGAATACGAATGGAACAATCTGTATCGAAAGCGTGATACGCTTCAATACGATAATTAGTCTTTTGATTTTACCTGTGTCGTATTCTTGGTTTACCATTTCTGGTCGTCCTGATGTCAATCAATGCCTTTGCCCTTGTCTGGAACATCCTTTCCCCGCTCGGGTTATCGTTCCTAACAACGGTAACGGGCACACTTGCAAGAAGCGTGCCGGAGCCCCTGCTGACGGACTTGACCTTGACTTTTACCTTAGCCTTGGACATTATTTAATCTTCTCGGCATAAAGTTTCGGGACACTGATTTCGTCCGGCTTTATGTATGCCTTGTTCGTGAAGAGCAGCATAGCCGCTATTACAATTTCAGCCATAGTTTTAGAGTATAAATAAGAGGTTTTCTAAATATCAAACCAAAACTTAGAATAAGACCGCCGAGAAGCCACCAAAACGCCCGGATACGGAACTTCTGCCACCAAGATAGTGGTTTCTCTACCTTGACCTCCTTGATGATGCTATGCTCGTGTTCTTTCGTGTTAGTAACGCCCGTGTAAAGCCAATGCTCCGGCAGTTTCAAGTCGTATGCGATCCTGGCCTCAGACTTGTTGCGCAACGAGTGGTGGAGCATCCCGTCTTTACCAATCCAAGCATCCGACTCCGCCACGCTTGTTTCCCGGTGCGAAGTGTCGCCGACATGGACGATTGCCTGGTCGGACTCAAGAGGGATAGGGACATAGATAGTCGTGTCTCTCCAGGCAGTAGAGTCGCGGACCTCGGTTACCGTCACCGTGGCCACCCTCTCAACAATCTTCGGGGAACATCCGGAGAGGAGCGAAAACAAGACTACTACTAAAACGCCCCTCCCCAGAGTCCCTATGTATGACTTATTGTCCATCCTTCCATTCCAAAGTTAATGGTCGCCGCAAAGTACGCGGACTCAAAATCATCGAACGGGCCGATTCTATATCCGCCCGTGGTTGTTACGAACCAACTCATAAGATTTCGATTGTAATTTTCTCGCCTCGTTTCCTCGCTTCCTCCATTTTCTGATACAGGGCCTTGAAGGTATCCCTGGAAGATGTCAGCTTGCCTTTCGCGGTGTTCCTTCCGCAAAGGATACAGCCAGCCGAGTCGAGGGCCGTCGATCCTGGATGGATGAGAATCCCGTCGAATCCAGGGACATTGAGAAGCCGGGGCATCCTTCCGCCGCAAAGGTCTCTGTACCATTTGATGGCCCTGTACTTTGGCGAGACGACATTGAGCGTTATCTCGTAGGTTCCAGACGGGATTGCAGTCTCGCCAGGGACCTTTACTTTCCGGATGTGTTCCAGAGAATCCGTCTGCTTGAGACCACGGTCCTTGTCCTCAAGGGATTCGTAGAATCGCTTCCCGTCCACGAACAGGCGGGAAATTGTATAAGTGTCCTTCTTCCAGGCACGGTCAATCTTGAGTTTCATTTTCTTCCCTTTTTCTTTGTGGTGAACTGTCCCTTCTCGTTCCTCGGCTGGCCTTTCGGCATCGGCTTGAACACCCCGTCGAAGGTCACATCGTCCGCGATGATTCCAATCCTTGCGGCCACCCAGCGTCCGACGAAGACGATTACCGACTTCAGGAATCCAAGAAGCGAAAACTCGATGTCCTTCGTGCAAAGGTAATTTCCGATGATTGATCCGATCTCGTTCACATAAACCAGGGCGAGGGTGGCCCATTGAATCCATTCCTCCTCGAAAGCAATAGACATAGACGAGGCAAGAATGAGCCATGCGGCGAACTCAAACACCTTCCCCGTCGTCCCCCGGAGCGCCTTTGAGAATGTAACCCTATCATCGGGACGTTTGTATTTCTTGTATCGGTGGCGGGATGCCTTGACCCCGAACCAAAGGTCCAAGGCTATCAGAACCAGCGCGGGCAGCGCAAAAGGAATCATAGCGAGTACGGTTTTTTGTAATACGGCAACTGTTACGGCGACTACGCCGCCCTCTACAACATTGTTTGTCGTTGCGCCAATGTCGGGCTGTTTCATAGCTTTGTTCATTTAATCACCCATAGGGCAATCGTTCCGACCACCCAATAGGCAAGGTTTTGATACCATCTCGGCTCGTAGTCAAGGTCAACGTCTGCAGACTTGTCCCGCTTGATCCCAAGGGAGTAGGCCCAATTATGAGCGGCCCACTCCCTCTTGATGTTTGCATCGCTGCGGAA